TTGCGTTGAACGACAATCATCCCGCACAGATGGCGGCTATCAAGATGTGTGTTGACAGGACACTGCCTATATCCATGTTTGACAAGGATAAAGGCCAGAGGAGTGCGGTCACGATCAACATCACGGGGATCGGCGCACCTACAGTAGAGGCAACTACGATTGAGCCAGATGATGTACAGGATGTAGAGGCTAAGAATGGCTGACCTGAACTTTGCCCTCCTCCCTTGGCAACAGGAAGTCTACGCCGACAAAACGAGGTTCAAGGTTGTTGTAGCTGGACGGCGGTGCGGCAAGTCTAGGTTAGCGGTAACGACTCTCTTAATAGAGGGGCTGAATTGTCCGGCGGGTAGTGCGGTGCTGTATGTTGCGCCTACCCAAGGTCAGGCTAGGCAGATCATTTGGGATGTTCTCTTGGACATTGGCAGAGAGATCATCACCAGCAGCCATGTCAACAACATGGAAGTCACCTTGGTTAATGGGGCAAAGATATATGTGAGGGGATCAGACAGGCCAGATACCTTACGGGGTGTCTCCTTGACCTATGCCGTACTGGATGAGGTTGCTGACATTAAGCCTGAGACTTGGGAACAGGTGGTGAGAGCCAGTTTGTCAGACAAAAAGGGCAGAGCCATGATGATAGGCACACCCCGTGGAAGAAATTGGTTTTACGATTTGTACAATTTGGGTCAGGATGGTAGCGATCCAGATTGGAAGTCGTGGCACTTCACTACCAAAGACAACCCGTTGATTGATCCGACAGAGATTGAAAGTGCGAAGAAGACCCTATCTAGCTTTGCTTTCAAGCAAGAGTATATGGCTAGTTTCGATAATGCGGGGAGCGATGTATTCAAGGAAGAGTGGCTGAAGTACGGGGAGATTCCTGAGATTGGGAGTTACTTCATAGCGGTGGACTTGGCGGGGTTTGAGGAGGTGGCTAAACAGGCGGCTAACTCTAAGAAGCGTTTAGACCAGACTGCCATTGCGGTGGTGAAGGTAACTGATGATGGCAAGTGGTATGTTGAGAAGATTGAGTATGGGCGGTGGGACATTCGGACTACGGCTGCTAACATCTTGATGGCGATCAGGGACTACAAGCCCTTGAGCATTGGGATTGAGCGTGGGGCATTAAAAAATGCGGTATTTCCCTATTTGTCTGATTTAATGCGAAAATCCAACATATATGCTCATATTGTGGACTTGACGCATGGGAATCGCAAGAAGTCAGACCGGATCATTTGGGCATTGCAAGGACGCTTTGAGCATGGCAGAATAGTGCTTAACAAGGAAGAGGATTGGTCGGAGTTCGTAGACCAGTTGCTGATGTACCCAAGTCAGGGGGTGCATGATGATCTTCCTGATGCGTTGAGTTATATAGATCAGTTGTCTATAACCTCATACTTTGAGGCAGATGATGAAGACGAGTGGACACCCGTGGACATTATTTCTGGAGTATAGATGGCAGATCGGATGCAGCCTACGCCAAGAGGTTATATATCAGGATTGTTTTCTGATGCTGTGAATCTGCCTTTGCAATATATGAGTTCGCCTGAAAGGACTCAGCAGATGCAGGGGATGGCACAGTTGCTGTATGGCACTGGCATACCCAAGACTTTAGAGCGTATCTCCTATGGAGATTCGTTGTTCTCTGGTGCTGGTGGTCTAGGTGGTACTACCCGTATGCGTCCTGAGACTGCTGAAGCCTTGATGAATGTTGCGCCTTTTACGCCTGTAGCTGGTAGAGTTGCTGGTCGAATGATTAAAGCCACTGAGGGTATGCCTGTTGGGATGAGTATTAAGGATGTTGGTAAGTCTGCCATTACCAGAGAGGGCAACCCGATTCAAAGTGCGGTGGTCTTGGTGGGTGACAAGATATTTATGGGTAGGACTCATGGCGATGCTTTGAATCGTGCGGTATATGAGGGAGTTGTCCGAAAAGAGGGCGGCAAATATATATATCCGAAAGGTGCTGAAGTAAATAGCGATTTGTTTATGACCAAGGATGGTCAGATTATTGATCGACTTCAGGCATCAAAGATGTTTGATATTGGTGCATCAGAAACAGCTATTGAAAAAGGCTTGATGCAAAACAATCCTCCTAAATCCATGACTGTTGACTCTTATATTGAAGAAGCAACAGCACTGAAGAAGCAAAGAGAACAATCACCCTACCCCCAAAAAGCCGCATTAGACCTTGCACAGCAAAGGGCGGCATTGCCAGTTGAGCAAGGTGGTCTAGGTTTGCCAGCTACCAATACCGCCACTGATAGGGCAAAGGCTATGGGATTTGATGTTAATAATCCTCTATATCATGCAACTGATGTTGATTTTGAAAGCATTAGACCATCACTTCAAGGGAAATTAGGTGCTGGCGTGTATGTAAGCCCTAGTTCCCAATACGCAGAAAAATATACTAGCTTGAATGCCGCTGGAAATGCTAGAGTTTTGCCACTAGTGGCTAGAGGAAAACTTGCAGATGATGATGTTGCAATGAATATTGCTGAATCCATACGCCAAGAAATGGCTTCTCAAAATCCAAATTTTAGTGTGTCTGAATGGAAAAAAAGAACAACTCAAGCACTTTTAGATGCTGGTTACGATGGTAGAAACATGAGTGGATTTGAAAGTGTAATTACCAATCCATCTAACTTACGCTCACGCTTTGCCGCATTTGACCCATTCCGCAAGGATGTAGCAACGGCTACGGCTATGGGAGTTGCATTGCCTAACTTGCTGGCGCAGCCAGTTAACCAGTACCAGAATCCTTACGAAACTCTCCCTATGTACACCGATCCCTTTGGAAATACAATCGGTTCATCAATAAGGTAACGCTATGGCAAAAGATAAAGAAGTCAAACTTGAACAAAACGAATTTTATGAGCCTACTGAGGCTGATAAAGAACTGACCGATTTCATCACTAGCCACTGCGATAAGTGGCGTGACTATAGAGACACTAACTTTCTGCCCTCCTATCTAGAGTACGAGCGCATCTTCCGTGGTCAATGGGCATCTGAAGACAAAACCCGTGAGTCTGAGCGTAGCCGTATTGTTACCCCTGCTACCCAACAAGCTGTTGAGACTCGTCACGCTGAGATTATGGAAGCCATCTTTGGACAAGGTGACTTCTTTGACATTGAAGACAATATCCAAGACGTAAACGGGAATCCTATTGATGTTGAGATGATTAAGGCTCAACTTACTGAGGATTTCAAGAAGGACAAAATCAGAAAAGCTATCGACCAGATCGAATTGATGGCTGAAATCTATGGGACAGGCATTGGCGAGATTGTTGTTAAGACTGAAACCGAGTATGTTCCCTCGACTCGACCTATTCCTAATCAGCAGGGTCAGGCAGCTATTGGCGTGATGGAGCGAGACAGGATTGCTGTCAAGATCATGCCTGTCAACCCTAAGAACTTTCTATTCGACCCGAATGGTACTTCCATTGACGATTGTATGGGCGTGGCTATTGAAAAATACGTTTCAATTCATAAGGTTGTGCAAGGTATTGAACGTGGAATCTACCGCAAAGTGGACATTGGTACTGCTAGTGAAGATACTGACCTTGAGCCTACCCAAGAGGTATCACAGTATCAGGATGAAAAGGTTCTTTTGTTGACCTACTACGGGTTAGTTCCCCGTGAGTTTCTTGAGAACATGAAAGAGAACAAGGATATTGTTGAATTGTTCCCTGAAAACTCAGCGGCAGAAGACTACACAGACATGGTTGAGGCTATTGTTGTGATTGCCAATGATGGAATGCTCTTAAAGGCTGAAGAAAATCCATACATGATGAAAGACAGGCCAGTTCTGTCTTATCAAGACGATACTGTGCCAAATCGCTTGCTTGGTCGTGGTACGGTGGAAAAAGCATTCAATATGCAAAAGGCCATTGATGCTCAGACCCGTAGCCACTTGGATTCACTAGCACTGAGTACCTCTCCCATGATGGCGATGGATGCAACTCGCTTGCCTCGTGGTATGAAGTTCGAGGTAAAGCCCGGAAAAGCTATTCTGGTCAATGGTTCTCCTAGCGAGATTCTCTTTCCATTCAAGTTTGGACAGACTGACCCAAACAACCTTGCAACTGCCAAAGACTTTGAGCGAATGTTGCTACAAGCTACAGGAACTCTAGACTCTAACGGCATGATTTCTCAATCTAGTCGTGATGGTGGTGGTATGTCGATGGCGGTTGCCTCTATCATCAAGAAATACAAGCGCACCTTAGTAAATTTCCAAGAAGATTTCTTGATTCCATTTATTAAGAAAGCTGCTTTCAGGTTTATGCAGTTTGATCCAGAGCGTTATCCCTCTGTTGACATGAACTTCATCCCTACTGCAACCCTTGGCATCATTGCACGGGAGTATGAGCAACAGCAATTCAT